CCCCGCGATATTTTTTTAGATGGGAACTTTTTTTAACGGTTATTGTGAAAAGGGCGTAAATATGAAGATTTCTAAGAATTTGAAACAGCTGACAACTACACAGAGTGAGTTTGGCCGGATGATAGGCGTAACACAGCCCCGTGTAGCGCAGTTGTACAAGTCCGGAATCGTAGAGAAGGACGAGCTCGGGGACGTTTTTGTTATCTCCAGTCTGCAGAACTATTACGCCTATAAATTCAACGGTGATGATACCGAGGAATTATCCTTTAACACAGAAAAAGCGCTCCATGAAAAGGCTAAAAGGGAAATTGACGAAATCAAACTGGCAGAACTGCGGGGCGATGTGCATCGTACGGACGATATCACTATTATGGTTGGCGGATTATTTACCGTTTTCAAGAAAAACGTTCTCGCGATACCACATAAGATGGCGCCCCTGTTGGAAGGCAAGAATGCCGACGATATCAACGAGGCGCTAACGAAAGAGATGGAAGCATCGCTTACGGAGCTGTCACAGTTCGACGTAACTAAGATAGGCACATCCGGAGATGATGACGATGGTTAATACAATACCAAAAAAGACCATAACGCTATTCTCCAGGCTGCTTAAGATGGTAGCGCCTCCTCCGAATATGACTGTAGAACAGTGGGCCGCAGCGTACCGGTACATCCCAGATGAATATGGGGCGCATCCGGGGCGCTGGAGCTCGGACGGGGCGCCTTACCAGAAAGAACCGATGAAGGCATTCACGCAGAAGGGCGTTCACCGCGTAGTCATGATGTGTGCGGCGCAGTTGGGCAAGTCCGAAATAATGTTCAACGTATTGGGGCGGTTCATGCATCTTGACCCGTGCCCTATGCTTCTTGTACAGCCCACACTGGGTGATGCGCAGGACTGGTCCAAGGAACGTTTAGCCCCCACAATAGCGAGAACGCCGGTATTATCCGATTTAGTAGCGGAGTCAAAATCGAGAGATAGCGATAACACGATATTAAAAAAGATATTTCCCGGCGGGTATTTAGCTCTTGTAGGGTCAAATGCCCCATCTGGGCTTGCTAAACGGTCCATACGGGTGCTGTTATTCGACGAAGTAGACAGGTTCGAGAAATCGGCTGGCTCTGAAGGCGACCCCGTTGATTTGGGCATCAAACGTACTTCTAACTTTTGGAATCACATCGTAGGGCTGTTTTCAACGCCATCGGGCGTGAATAGCCGAATATATCGCGAATATATGTTGGGTACACAGGAAGAATGGCTGCATAAGTGCCCTAATTGTGGTGAATGGCACTGGGTAACCCTGAAAGATATGGATTATGATGCCGAAGAAATTAATACCGGGGGCACAAAATCATATGTAGTTAAATCCGTAGTCTGGAGATGTCCGGATTGCGGATTTTCATTTACCGAAAGCCAGATGAAAAACGCCCCACAGCGGTATATTGCTAAGAATCCAAAGATATCAGACCGGAGGTCATTCCACGTGAACGCATTCGCAAGCCCATGGCTCGGATGGCGAACACTGATTAACGAATATCTGACCGCTAAGGAAGACCCCGAAATGATGAAAACATTCGTTAACACCCGTCTGGCTGAGCTCTATACGCCTGAGGACAAGACACAGGACGTGGACGAGCTGATGGCGCGCAGGGAACATTATCCTGCAGAGCTCCCGGATGGTGTTCTAGTACTTACCGCGGCTGTTGATACGCAGGATAACCGGCTTGAATATGAGATTTGCGGCTGGGGGCGCGGCGAAGAGCTATGGGGCATACGCAAGGGCATTATATGGGGCGTGCCGGACCAGCAAAGGACATGGGACCTGCTCGATGAACAGCTCGACGCAGCCTATCACTTTGGAAACGGTTCTGGGCTCAAGGTATCCCGAGTGTTTATCGACCATGGCGGCCATTATTCCGACGCCGTCTATTACTATTGCTTCCATAACCGGTACAAACAGCGATACGCGGTACAGGGGGCGCATGAGTTTGGCGTCCCTGTCATGTATAAGATGGGGAAGGCTAAAGGATGGCCACAACTAGACCTAATCATATTGGGGGTAAATGATGGAAAACAGTATGTATATCAGCGCCTGGGCGGGGTAGAATCACCCGGACCTGGTTACATGCACTTTCCTGACAACGAAGATAAAGGCTACGACAGGGCGTATTTTAACGGCCTGCTGGCCGAAGAACTACAGACTAAGATGGTAAACGGTCAGGTTGTAATGAAATGGGTGAATATCGCTAAAGATAAGCGTAATGAACCTATCGATTTGAAGGTATACAACCTGGCATGCCTTAGATCGCTTAATCCTAACTGGGGCGAATATGAGGCGATAGTAAACGGGACTCCTGCAGATGATGCGGGAAAAGAATCCGCAGAATCGGAGGAAGATTATGGATGTATTAGCAGAGGGGTGGTGGTTTAATGTATGATTTACAGAAAGAAAGATTGGCGAACTACGTAGAAGCTGAACGGAAAGCCCTTGCAGGGCAGGAAGTCCAGACGGGCACGGTCAAAGTACGTCGGGCTGACCTGAAGAACATTGCAAGCGGAATTGATACGATGGTAGCGGCCGGAATCACCACAGATGATACATCCGGAGCGCCCAATGGTGCCAGAGGGCGCCGCATTGTGCTGTCGGATGAGTAGAGGAGGTGTATCGGATGGGTAAAAGAGCTAAAAAACGGGCAAGACAGCCCACAAATATAAAGAAAAATGCGGTTGATATCGCTCGTAAAGTAGTAAATACCGGGTATTCCGAGACTGGCGCTAGCCATTCTAAAGGCAGTATGCAGGCATGGAACCCAATAAGAAGTAGCCCGGCAAGCGATATCGATGCTAATCTTGATACTCTGCGGGGGCGTTCAGCCAGCCTTTATATGGGAACGCCTATCGCAGTAGGGGCTATCCGCACTTCCTGCTCTAATGTTATCGGGGCGGGGCTGCATGTTAGCCCGCGGCCTAAGTATGGGATACTCGGAATCAATGCCGAACAGGCCGCAGTATGGGCCAAAAAGGTAGAAGAAGAATTCGACATGTGGGCATCATCCAAAGATTGTGATTTGTATCGTAAAAATAACTTCTACGATATGCAGGATATCGCTTATCTCGATTATCTTATCGACGGCGACAGTTTTGCGGCATTCCAGTACCGTAAAGCAACGCCGACGATTCCATATGCACTGCGATTACAGCTAATCGAAGGAACGCGGGTATGTAATCCGGATGCGGCTAACATCTACGGCATAGGCCCGCTTAGCGTAGAGGCTCATAATTCCCAGAATGGAAATCGCATCATTGATGGTGTCGAAATCGATGGCGATGGTGCAGTGGTAGCCTATTGGGTATGCAACAGATACCCGTATGATCCGACGGACCTAAGCCGGATACACACGTGGCAACGAGTAGAAGCATTTGGGGCGGAAAGCGGGATGCCTAACATCCTGCAGGTATCACATGACGAACGACCGGAACAGTTGCGCGGCGTTCCTTATCTAGCCCCAGTGCTAGAAATGATTAAGCAGATAGGGCGGTTCGGAGATGCCGAACTTACATCGGCTATTGTAAAGTCGTTCTTTAGTCTGTTTATCAAAGAAACATCATCGCACGACATGGACGCCAATCCGCCTCTTACCGAGGCGCTGGATCCGCATGAAAAGAAGAAAGCTGGAATCAAAGCTAATGATTTTCTGCTGGGCCCAGGGACGATGAACGTTCTTCCTACCAATTACGATGTGGTTACCGTAGACCCCCAGAGAAGCTTGTCGACGTTTGAGCCTTTTACGACGATGCTGATTAAGCAGGTGGGGGCGGCTATCGGAATACCGTATGAAGTATTGATGAAGTCATTTAATTCCAGTTATACAGCAAGCCGGGCGGCGCTGTTGCAGGCGTGGTCACAGTTTAAGATGAGGCGTACGTGGTTCTCACGGGATTTATGCCAGCCGGTATACGAAAGATGGCTTGCTGAGGCAATCATGACAGGGCGCATTGACGCGCCGGGGTATTTCGAGGATCCACTGATACGCAAGGCATGGGCTAATACTGAATGGTACGGGCCTGTAATGGGCGTCCTGGACCCTGTGAAGGAAGTACAGGCGGCTAATAACCGTATCGCTCTGGGCGTATCTACACACGAGAAAGAATCGGTTGAAATGACTGGTACGAGCTGGGATGACAATATCGAACGTTTAGCGATAGAGAACAATAAGCTTAACAAAAATAACATCCCTCTGTATCCGTTGCTTACTAAAAATGCGGATACCACTAATACGGAAAAAGATGTGGATCCGCAGGAAGGAGCTAAAAAGTGAGATTTTGGAATTTTAAGGAGCCGGATAACGCCGATGAACCTATCGAGCTGCGCATAGACGGGACGATAACAGATGACGATGATGTATGGCTCTATGAATGGTTTGGCATGCCTTGCGGCGCCCCAAATAAATTCAGACAACAGCTGGACTCGTTCTCCGGGCAGGGCGTTGACGTATGGATAGACAGCTACGGTGGTTCTGTTACGGCGGCCATGGGCATCTATAACGCCCTCATGAGCTACAAAAACAAGAATAAATGCAAAGTACGTTGTATTGGTGATGGAAAAGTGGTAAGCGCCGCGACGATACCCTTCATGGCAGGTGATGAACGCGAGATGATGCCGGGGACGCTGATGATGATCCATAACCCGCTGACAAGTGCAGATGGCTACGCTGAGGACTTGCGAAAGACTGCGGATGTCCTTGATACAGTCAAAAACGGGATACTCAATACGTACCACCTGGCTACAGGAATCAGCAAGGATGAATTATCCACGTTGATGAACGAGGAAACATACATGGATGCCGCTACGGCAGTTAAAAAAGGATTCGCCACCAAGGTATGCGCCGGAAAAGATGGGGCGGATGTGACAGATGTCATTAATTTTTGCCGTGAGCCTATCCTGAATGTAGCGAACTCGGCGCGGATTGAATTTATTAAGGCCCTGAAAAACATGGAAGGGCAAAAAGAGAAAACGGAGGAAAAAATGGAAATTAAAACTGTACAAGATTTGCAGAAAGCATATCCGGACCTGTGTAATCAGCTTACACAGCTGGCGACGGATAACGAGCAGAAACGGATGACAGCACTGGACGCCCTTGATGTTGCGACAAATCCGGCGGTACATGCAATCGTCGAAAATGCCCGCCACACAGGTCAGACATCCAATGATATCAAGTTTGTCGTTAACACTATCATCGAAAATGCCCCTAAAGTAGCTCCCGTAGTACCAGAAGCAGACAACGACGGGGCGGCTAAAATGGCAAAAATGGTAAAGGACGCCATGACAAGCGGGGCATCCGGAGTAGTCGCACAGCCGGCTAGTATTACAGCAGAATCAACGGCCGCGCAGGACGCAAAGGATATGCAGAGTATGGTAGCTAGCATTAATCGCATGAATGGGAGGGTTAAATAATGGCAGAACTTATTAATGATGTAGGCTCTTATAAAGTTGATCAGTTGATTGCCGGTACGTATCCGCAGATTGTAAACAACGTTACAATCGCATCGGGAGCCGGTTCCCTCGCACGGGGCGCAGTATTGGGGCTGATTACAGCTTCTGGTAAGTATACCTTAGTAGACAGTACGAAATCTGATGGCTCGCAGGTAGCTTCCTGCATCTTAGCGGATGCAGTTGATGCCACGTCGGCGGACGTTGTAGCCCCGGCGTATATGAGCGGTCAGTTTAATTCCGGCGTGCTTACATTCGGCGGTACTGATACTGCAGACAAGCATGAAGCTGAATTGCGGGATAAAAATATTTATCTCTCTACTTTTTTGGATTAGTTAAAGGAGGAAAACATAATGGCTCTTGATTTATCGGATACATTAACACTGCTTACGATTGCAGAACAGTCGTTCCTGCCGCAGACATTCGCCCGGGATACGTTCTTCCCGCGTACGTTAACATTCCCGACTACAGATGTAAAAATGGAATACAAAAAAGGCGGGCGCAAATTAGCACCGTTTGTATCATCCCGCGGCGGTAGCGTCAATACGTCCCGTGATGGCTTCAAGATTACGCGATACACTCCGCCGATGACGGCTCCTGCCCGTGTAACGACAGCGGATGACCTGAGTAAACGAGAATTCGGAGAATCTGTTATCTCGTCAAGAAATCCAGCGGAACGCGCCCTTTCTCTTCGCGCAACGGACATGGCAGAACTCATGGACATGACGACACGCCGGATGGAATGGATGTGTACCCAGGCTCTTCTTTATGGGAAATTCGATGCTGCAGGAAAATCGGAAGACGGCAAGCTGTCTATCCTTGATACAGTAACGTACAGCGGATGGACGCAGAAACAGACGCTTACTACTGCATCCGATTTGTGGACCGCGTATACTACGGCTGACATCTGGGGCAACCTGTCGGATATGGTTAAGACTGTCAGACATAACAGCGGACGCCAGCCGACCGTGGCATTCGGCAGCATGAAGACCGTAGAATGCATCATGAAGAATAAGAGTATTCAGGATTACTTGCTGGTTCCTAATGCTAATAACTTAAGTCTGCTTAGCATCGTTCCGTCGGTGGTATCTCCCGACGTAACGCGATTCGCGTATATCCCGATGCTTAATCTCAGTATCTACGCATATGATGCCATTTACACGGATGATGCGGGAACAGAACAGCAGTTCATTCCGGATGGCTATTTTGTAGTTGGTGTTCCGGGCCGTGGCATGCAGTTATTCGGCTCTATTACTCAGTTGGACCAGCAGAACAACTGGCAGACGTATGAAGGAAAGAACGTTCCTAAGGTATGGACTGATAATGCGCATGACGTGGAAAAAATCCGCATGGCATCTAAGGGCGTACCGAATCCGGAATATATCGATGATTGGTATACTTTGAAAGCATTTTAGGAGGATTTGCAATGGATATTCTAGTAAAGCAGTTCAGCGTAAAACATGAGGGAAAGATTTATCAGGCCGGGGATGTTATCCGCGGCCTCTCCGAGGAGGACGCTAACCGCATTTCCAGTCTCGCACATTTGGATGTGCAGGTACTGGAAGGCGGGGACGAAGTAGCGGCGGATACGGGCGGAAAACTTCCATCCGGTAAGCCCAAAGTAGTTAAATGAGTACGCTGAGGGATGAATTTAAAACCGACATACAGGACGCGTTCTTTACCGACGGGGATATGGCTGAAACAATTACATATACCCATAAGGGCGAGGCGCTTACCTTGTTGGCAGTGGCCGAGATAGGCGAACAGGGAAGCAGTACACGTGATGCTAAAGCCAAAGGGGAAGGGTATGATGCCGTATTTACCATTAAATATGGTGATATTCCCGGAGGCCCCGTATCGGGGGATAAGATAACGTATGCGGGAAAATCGTATACGTTCGTAGCCCCCGATCAAGTTGTAGACGGTATCCTGTACAGGCTCCAGTTCGTCGCAAAGGAAACAGCCTTAAAGTTCGGATAGGGGGCGCGCATGGAGATACAAATAGAGATGCGGGATATGGCTACGCCATATCTCAAATCCCTCGTAGAGAATAACCCAAAGTGGCTGGCTAGTGCGCTTAAGTCCGCGGCATGGAAGACACAAATGGCGGTTAAGTCGGGCATACAGTCCGGATCGCCTGGCGGTCATCCATATTCGCCGCTGATGCCTAACGAGATGCGGCGGTCATTGGAATCCGTATTAGGTGGAAACGTAAAGTCAAGATATAACCCTATGGGGCGCTTGCGTATGGCTGTTGGGTACGATAGCTCTAAAGCTGATATGGGCGTTGTAACAGTTGGATGGCTGAGCCATTCGGCCGTTTATTTAGGTGGCAAGCAACAGGAAGGGTACTCTATTACCGTAACGGATTCCCTTAGAAGGGCTTTCGCCGCTGCCGGTATCAAGCTGGGGGCGGGAAAGACACAATTAGAAGTAAAATCGCGGCCGACATTCGACCCGATGATGCCTGTTGTCCGTCCTATTGCGTCCAAGGCGGTAGAAGCTAAGTTACTCTCATATGTTTTAGGTAATAACAGCCGCTCATCGGCGGCCAGTACGAGGATTTATAAGGTATATAAGTGAGGTTTTAGCTTATGGAAATGACATTATCTCTGCAGGCCATTGTGGATAAATGGCTGTCCGTACTCGAATCCTCGGAGGTGATCCTAAAATTTTGTAAGGATAAGTACGGTAAAGCCCCTGCTTTTTTGGCAGGGGCTAATCCACGTCAATCACCCGATGAGTCATATTGTCCGTTCATCCTTCTGCTGCCCGGGGGAAAGACCGAGGGCGCAGGAGTAGATGAACAGGAGTACAAAATCGGGATTGCGTGGGTGATATCCCAAGGAAATTTAAAAGTTGATGGAGTAGTAAAGCCCTTTGACGACTATCCGGACGCCACGGAAATAAAAGCCGTAGGAATGGAAGAAGCGGACGAACTGGGGCAGATTATATACGAAGTACTGCAGACCTGTGCTATTGATGCGGGGTATCCAATCAGCAGTATCGAGTATGACATCTCGCCGCAGTCCACGTTCCCGCAGTTTGCCGGGACGATGGTAGCAACGACACGGATAGAACCCGCTCTGGGCGAAACATTAACATATTGAGGAGGTATTAAAGGATGGCAAAACAAGCTAAGGGCATAAAAAGTATTACCAATTTAGCCTTTGAAACGACATACGGAACAATCCCGACAACGGGAACGTTCTACCGCATGCCGATTAATAAAAACGCATTAACATCTAAGCAGAATCTGATTGAATCGAACACGATAACGGGGCGCCGTGATGCGGTAGAACCTGGTATCGGACAGTTGGACGCATCCGGACAGTTGGAATGTCCGTTGGACGTCCGAAATGTGGGCAACGTATTGAAAGCATTGTTTGGGGCGCCAACGACAACACCAGTATCCGGTAAAACGGGCGTATACCAGCACGTATTTAAAGTACTGGATGAAGTACCGTCGCTGACAGTAGAAAAGGGATTCCCTGACATTGCACTTTTCTATCGCTATGCGGGCGTTAAGGCCAGCAAGTTCTCCCTTACCGCGCAGGTAGGGAACAACGAAACGACATACACACTGGACACGATGGCAGCCAATGAAACAGAAAGCACTACGGCGCTTTCAGAATCACCGACATCGTTGCCGCTTGAAAAATTTAACAACGTCAACGCCGCCGTTAAGGAAGGCGGAACGACAATGGGCATATGCCGCAGTATGCAGGTTGATATCGATAACGGGCTCGACGGGGATACGTACTGCCTGAATGGCTCAGGCATACGCCCGTCCATCAATGAAGGCACTTTGGCCGTATCGGGTTCTATCGAAGTCCTATTTGAAGACAATGCCCTGCTTACCAAAGCGATGAACGGGACTGAAACATCTCTCGAACTGGTATATACCAAGGGCGATAACAGCCTCAGCTTCCTTATCCCTGAAGTTATCCTTGAACGGGCGACGCCGACTATCGATGGATCCAAAGGCATTAAAGCTAAGCTGAGTTATAAGGGCTTTTATGCGAACGATACAAACAATTCCACCGCGGTTGTAACGCTGATTAACGATGTTGCAGAGTACTAGGAGGTAGTTATTGATGACAGATGAAGAAAAGAAACAGGAAACAAAACGGGTCGAAATCTATAAAGAATGGCAGAAACGCGTTAAAGAATTAGCCGGGGAAGGAAAGCTCCCACCGTTGCGGTCCCTGACACGGGCCGAACGTAAGGCGCTCGATAAGAAGGGCATTAATTACCTTAAGGTGGCATTTAGTAATACTCGCAATCCCCTCGCAGTGCAGGAAGAATGCTATGACTGGATTATGGATAATGCTTTCAAGGATTTTGACTTTTCAGAGACACCAAACAACGTATGCTTTAATTTTGCGTCCATAGTGTACAAGATGACATACGGGGACCAGTTAGCCGAAAAAAACTAATAGATGTCTGGCAGTGGGTAGTCGAGAAGTCTGAATACTGCGATACATGCAGGGATTTGGGCAAGGATGATGACTGCCAGGCATGCCCCGATAGGTCACCTGAATTGATGCCAGTCAATCAGGTGGCCTATTCTTTATGGTGCTATAGCCAGTCACAATGGCGCGTAGGGGCTTATGGAAGCATGGACTGCATAGCGCCCATACCTTGCGGGATGGATTATACCGGCGTACGAGCCGTAGCAGAGATGCTGGACCTGGACGACGAACTATCACCCGCGGTATTTCTCAAGCTGAAAGCGCTCGAACAGTACGAGCTGAAGCGAATCAGGAGGCGGATAACGGATAATGTCAGCGAATGATGTACAAATAAACATAATAGGTACCGACAGGGCTACACCGGCATTCACCAGTGCCGCCCGGTCCGCACAGGCTACTACTGAAAGTATCAGTGGTATGGGGGACAGCTTCTCCATGCTTAACAGTACCTTAGCCAATACAGCAGGGTTTACCCTAGCTATTGCCGGAATAGACGGCATCGCGGAGGCGATGCACTCCACGATAGGCGCCGCTGTTGAGTTTTATACGACAATGCAGACCGGGGCTATATCCATGGCGGGCACTCTGATGAGTATGGGTAAGCTCAGCGGGCAGACGATGCAATGGAACGAAGCTATCGGGATGTCTAAAGAGCTGATGATGGAGCTGTCCGATCAAGCGTTAGTTACGGGCGCATCGACACAGGAAATATCAGATACGTTCCGTGCTATGCTGCCTAACGCCCTAAGCGCTAAGATGACTATCGAGCAAACGATGCAGCTAGCCAGTACGCTTACCACAACAGGCAAAGCAATGGGCCTGCAAGGAAATGTGCTTGTTCGAGATGTACAGGATTTAATTAGTGGTAATAACGTTCAGCGTACAAAACTGGGTGTTATTTTAGGTTTGTCTAATGCCGACATACAAGAAGCTAAGAATTCTGCCGGCGGGCTGTTCAACTTCTTGCAAGACAGGTTAAAGGGCGAAGTGCAGGCTAACCAGAATTATTTGGATTCTCTCGAAGGACGCTTTAATCATTTGAAGGAAGCTGTTTCCCGTGTAGGCGGGTTGGGGATGTCCCCATTGTTACAATCTGGAACCGATTTGCTTACCGATATGGCTAATAAGCTTGTGCAAGTAGATGCAGAAAGTAAAAAAGTAACGGGCATCAATTCTAGCGTAGTAGAAGGGCTGCAAAATGCTGGTATCGTGCTTATGCATATCGGCGAACAAGCAAGGATAGTAGGGCAGGATGTAAGTACAGTAGCTGTTCCTGCTTTTAATCTGCTAGCGGCGGCGATAGAACTTGCAGCTCAGCATGGGGCAACTCTTACAGAGGGGCTCGTGGCTTTGTGGGCCGGGAAGAAGCTTAATGCATACGTAACCGATTACCGTAACGGGCTTACCGGGGCCGCTGAAGCGCAGACATTCTTGGGAAAAGCGGCGGCGCAGACGAGAACCCAGATGTTAGCCCAACAGGCAGCGGCTAAATCGGCCGCGCTTAGTTCGGCGACATCGATATCCGCGTCCCGTGTAGGCTCTTCTACACTGTCTACCGCGGCTATATCGCGACAGATAGTACTTGAATCGGCGCTGGGGAACGCGGTTGTAAGTACGACACAAAAGCAGGCCAACCAGCTCATGGTTGCCAATCAGGCTAAGACGTCGTTCACGGGGGCTAGTCAGGCATTGATTGCCGGTGAAAAAGAACTGGCGATACAGATACTGCAGACAAGCGCTACTCTTGATGCTCAGGGTGCAGCGTCCGAGATGATGGCCGCCCGTGCTACCCAGGCGATAGAACTCATCCGCTTAGGCGAGGTAGAACTTGCCCAACAGATACTTAATACTACGGTGGCGACTGACTTACAGGGTGTATCCGGGCTTGAAAGTGGAACTAAAACCGCGGCAGGTGCGGGCATAGGTGCAGTCGCGCAGCGTGAACTGGCAGCGACTACTGCAGTAACTACCGCGGCGAACGTAGAGAACGGGGTAGCCGCTACCGTTGCCGGTGCTAAGACGGTAACCGCGGGGAATGTAGCGAGAAGCGCATTATCTACGGTGCTTACGGGGGTAAGCGCCCTTATCGGTGGCTGGATAGGGCTTGCGGCCGCTATAGGTTATGCGACGTATAAGCTCATCCAGTTCGGCCAGCAGGATAAGAACTGGAACGATAATCATACTTTCGACGTAGGCGGGCAAAAATACATTGTCGACCAGGATGGCAAGATACAGGGTATATTCGGGTATGGTACCGATGGCGGCCCTCAGTATACGCGCAACGTAGACGATACTATCGACGATGATACGAAGAACGCCATCCTTGATATGGACAAGCAGGCAACTGAGGCCCGAGAGGAAGCCCAGCGTGAGCAGGACATGGAAAATCAAAAGGCTGAGATGAAGCGCGGGCTCGAGATGCAGGCATCAATCATGGGCGACCCCGAAATGCAGAAACTAATGGGCGGGGTAACCGGCGCGTATACAGGGGATGAGAAAGAAAATGCCGCGGGTGGCGGCGTTAAAACCGACGCGGAAAAGCAGGCAGAAAAAGATGCCAAAGATGCCGAAAAAGCCGCTCAGCAGGCCGCGCAGGCGAATCAAAAGTACGCGCAGATAATGTCTGAAAATGCGGAAACAATCCGCAAGGCCAATGAAAAGGTAGAGAACATCATAGCCAGCATGGACGAAAAGATACTGGAAGAAACAGGTACCCAGTACGATATCGACATGGCCAAGGCTAAGAAGGAATATCTCTCTACTATCAAGAGTATCAACGACGCCACCGTAACGCTTAAAACGTTCTCGGCTAAAGATGCGCAGCGCATGGCCGGAGGAGGTTCTACCCAGCAGAACTGGATAGAAAACCTGTCCTCAGGCGACGATGCCATTACGACGCTTACTGCGCAGAAGCTCCACCTCTTATCGCAGAAGTACTACGAGCTGACGGGCGAACAGCCAACGGTTACCAGTATGCACCGGTACGGGGATGGCTCATCGTGGCATGACAGCGGGCAGGCGTTTGACTTGTCTGACAGCAACCTTGAGAACAACCGAGACCTGCGCCAACAGCTGATGGAATACGCTAAGACGATAGGGCTCAACCCATTGGATGAATATGAATCGGAGAACGCGCAGTACGGGAGCTACAATGTCCACTTTACGGATAATCAGTCGCCGATAGCTGTACCGGATACCACTGCGACGGTAACAGAAGCGGCGCAGACGGCATCCGCTATCCCCCAGACTGAGATGGTAGGCGTAATCACACAGGCCTGCCAGCAGCTGGGGTTCCAGGACACGGCTCTTGCTATCGCAATAGCGGCTAAGGAATCCGGCGGCGGGAATGTGCAGGATATCGACCCCAACGCGTATAACAGCGATTCAGGGGCGGCGGGCATGTTCCAGATAACATCCGGGCAGGATGTAATGGGCGATGACGGAAACCGCTACGCAATATCTGATTTATATCCGAACTATGGCTCTGACCCAATGCAGAACGCTCTTGCGGGTATTACAATGCTAATGGACAAGATAAAAGCTACAGGTGATACATGGGCGGGCGTTGCCACATATAACGGTAGCGGCTCAGAGGCGCAGGAATACGCCAATGATGTTCGGGGTATCCGTGACTCGTTGGGCGGCAGTACGGGTGTAAACCTTGTGCCGATGACCTATACGCGATATACGTCCCCATTGGCCGGACAGGCTAAAGAAGAAGCACAGCGGTACCGTAACCTGCAAGAACAGAAGGCCTTAACGGACCTGCTGATTCGGCAGCGAAAACAAAAAGAAGAAACGATGGCCAATATGACTGAGTACGAAATGCTTGATAATGTCTCTGGTCATGACCAGCGGGAGATGTACATAAATTCCAAAGCGCAAGCCGAAATCAACGCCAACAACGATAAGTACAAAGACTACTACAAAGAAACGGGGGATGAACAGTCCGCAAAGGCTTATCTCCATTCCATTAACTTTGGCGTGACGTATAAGCAGAACTCATCTCTGCGAGAACTGGCATCCACTGAGTACGACGAATGGAAACAGCATCTCAACGATATGAGTTACATCGACAACGATTATCAGAGCGAGGTAGATACACGGCAAAAAGTAGCCCTGCAAGAGTTTATCAAGTATCAGCAGGACCAACTGGATACTGCCGAGCTCACCACAGCTGACAGGCTTAAGCTTGAACAGGACCTGATATCCAATATGAAGGAACTGCAGGAGCTGAACGCTAAGACGGACTGGGGCGCCGGGCTGGATCAGCTGGGGCGCTCCATGAAATCGTATCAGCAGGATATCGGTGGGGCTCTTACGGACGGCTGGAACAGCATATCCGGAACGATATCCGGAGTGTTTGACAACATGCTGACTGATAACGAATCTTTTTCCGAACGGATGAAGAACATGTATATAGATGTTGCTAACGAAATTCTGAACACGATGATGAAAATCATCATGCAGGGGCTCATCATGAACTCCATTATGAAGATATTCGGGTTCGGGGGCTCTTCATTTGCAGGCGACTGGGCCGGCGTGAACAGCTCAAGCAACGCATTTAACTCGTTTTCATCATTGTCATCGGGATTAGGTATAACGTCCGGATTCAGCTTTAGCGGTGCGTTTGCCAGTGGCGGTTCTGCCGGTTCAGGGCTCGTACTTGTGGGCGAAGAAGGGCCGGAACTGCTCAACTTAGGGGAACCGAGCTACGTGTATAATGCCCGTGAAACGGCTAACATGATTAACTCGAATCCTACAGCTGGCAGTAGTTCTGATTCGTCATCATCCGGGCTTAAATCTATCGATATCACGCTCAACAATAAATCCGGTACGGAAATGAAGGCGACAACGTCGGAATCCCATATTGATGGCAAGAAGATGGTTGTGACGATGCTGCTTGAAGCTGTCGGAACGAACTATCTGGGAACGCGTGACATGCTGAAGGGGGCGGTTAAATAATGGCTGAATTATCATGGCCGGATATCTTGAACCCGTCCTACGGAACGACAATCGATGTAGATGATACGAGCTTGACGTCCTCTATGTCGGATGGCGTCGTTCAGGGGCGCAGGAAGTTTACAAAAAGCCGGAAAACGTGGGAATTGAAATGGGATGCGCTGCCAACAGCGCAGTATCTGACGTTAATGGATTTTATCCAGAACACCGTGTATTTTGCGGCATTGTCGTTCAGCTGGACCTGTCCGCTTGACGGTAAGACATATACCGTACGGTATTCCGGTAAAGATAAGTTCGAAACAAAAGCAGTAGGCAGGCTAAGCGGTAGTATATCGCTTACGGAGGTTTAGGTATGCTGTCATTATCAGCCGTGGCAAAAGCGGAAAAAAATAAAATGAATACCGACAGTGTCTTTATCATCCTCATCGAGCTTGACGTACCGCTGGATGGCGTAGACCCGATACGGATATGCTACAATACCGAGGATATCACGTGGAACGGGGTACTGTGGCAAGCTTTTCCAGTAGAAATAGGGGAAATAACCGAGGATAAGAGTGGCTCCATCCCCTCTTTTGATATCAAAGTCTGCAACATATCACAGGCGCTTACGTATTACATCGAAGAATCAAACGGGGCTAATAACGGGGATCTTATCATCCGTGTTGTCAACACAAAAGCCCTTGACTCCACGACGCCGGAATTGGAAGAAGAGTACCGGGTTACCAAGGTTGCAGTCAACGAACAATGGGCGACGATGACGGTAGGTACCTCATATTCGCCTCATTCGCGCCGGCCTCTGGACCGGTATATCAAGAATAATTGCAGGTATCGTACGTTCAAAGGTGTGGAGTGTGGCTGCACTAATGCATCATTTACTGATTGCGACAGGACGCTAACGTCTTGCCGGGCAAGAGGGAACAGTAACAGGTTCGGTGGTTTTCCAGGCATTGATCAAGGGGGCGTATATGTATGATGAACTATGACAACTTAATCGGCGTGCCATTCGTGAATCATGGCAGGGATGCCCATAAAGGGTTTGACTGTTATGGGCTTGTGATGGAAGTTTACAGGCGAAACGGAAAACATATCCCCGAGTATAACGCGGACTACAATGATGCGGAAAAGATATCTGGCATTATCCATAAAGCAGCAAAGACACAGACATGGAGGGCCTGCCACCCTCCTAATCTGCCCGTGCCGTGCCTGATAGCTATCCGGATGGGAACAGCCCCTGGGGTAGTGAATCACACGGGGGTATATATCGGCAATGAAAAATTTATACATATCCGCGAAAAAACGGGGGTGTGTATAGACAGGATTAACAGCCCTGCATGGCGGGGCGTCATCGCCGGCTTTTATGAGTTTGTAGGTGATAAGTAGATGATTACAGTTGTTATCATCAAGAATGCTTTCGAGCCTGAGAACGGGCGGGAAGTACATCAAATTGAATACGAAAAAGATAAGACGGTTATAGCGGATTATATCAATCCGTTTACGGCCGTTTTTAGTACAACCGATGGCGATAAAGATCCGGAATTCACGGTAACTCTTAACAGTTACACGTCGGATAGTTCGGCAGCAGTGAGTGATGGGGATTTCATCGTACTCGCTCCGTATGTGGGCAAGGGCGGCGGTAAGAACCCTCTGCTCATCATCGCAACTGTGGCATTGTCCGTGTTCTCTATGGGCATCGGGGCTAACGTAGCGGGCTTAGGCTATTCCGCTATGTCGCTGGCGGGGGCTACCGGATGGGCGGCTATCGGCGGATACCTAGCAGCCGCGGCGGTCATGTTCATCGGCGGGACGCTGATACAGAAAGCGTTCGGGACTGCGGCAGGTACCGCTAAGTACTCAAGCGAGAATCCCACATATAACTGGTCCGGCATAAGGACAACCGAAGGGCAGGGCAATGCTATATCCGAGTTTTACGGCACTGTCCGCACAGGCGGGCAGACCATCGGGAAGTACCTGTCAACCGTTGACGATAAACAGTACCTTAACTGGCTCGTAGCAGTCGGCGAGGGGCCTCTCACGATATCCGATATACAGCTCAACGATAACCCAGTAGGTAACTATGACGGGGTAACGGTAGAGACGCGCGAGGGCTCTAATACACAGAGCATCATCAGCAATTTTAACGATACTATTTCCACTAAGACGCTGGGATACGAGGTACTATCCACGTCGTATCGGACAGATATAGCCACGGGTACGGCGACTCAGGGGCTCATCATATTTACCGAATGCTCCAACGGGCTTTACTACGCCAACGACAAAGGTGGGCTTGATACAGCCTGGGTACAGATTATGGCTCAATACGCCAAGGTAGGTACAAGCGACTGGAAATCGTTTGTGGGGCCGTCCGGATACGTTGCAGATAACCCCTATGGTATTAGCCTTAGGGACAATGCGACCGCCGGAAACTATGGGGTAAAGATACGGTATTTCTTTGGATATATTTTTCGCATCGGTGGATATACTGGAGAATTTAATGGCCTGAGCAGTACGGATGTTATCTCCGTTGGCCCGTTCAGCGTCGATTTATCTGCGACAACCAAAGAACAGAAGAAAGCGCTCATGGTTACCGGTACGGATACATCCGATAAAGGCACCATAACGGTAGTAGCTACTGAAGGCGGGGCCGTAGGCAACGGCAGGATATCGGGTAACAAATCATCTGCTATCCGCCGTGAGTTCCGTATCGACGGGCTGGAAGCCGGCTCATATCAGGTACGTGTACGTGTAGTAGCCCGCAGTCATGGGGCATCTTCTACTCGGGCTTGTACGCGGGTTTGGTGGAGCGCCGTTGGCGGCATCGTCTATGATGACTTTTCCTATCCTAACATGGCTCTGATAGGCATCAAGGCACTGGCGACAGACCAGATATCCGGATCGCCGACGATGAAATTTATGGTGAACCGGCCGTCGGTGTATGTGTGGAATCCGAATACGTCCGCGTACGAAACGCATGACGCGACAAACCCCGCATGGGCCAGTTATGATATGGTCCACCAATGCAAATATCTACAAAACAGGAATACTGGAAACTGGGAATACCTTGTAAAAGGCGCTAAAGCGGAACTTATGCAATATGACAAGTTCGCGGAATGGGCGTCTTTTTGTGATACATTTAATCTCAAGATAAACATTGAAATCAATACCACTGGCGAGCTTATCAGCGTCGTCAATACGTACATAGGCGCCGTAGGGCGCGGGATGGTGGAGCTGTTCGGCACGAAATACGGATGCGTATGGGACGGGCCTAAGGAAGTTACTCAGATGTTCGGCATGGGGAATATCCGTTCCGGTACATTCGAAGAATCGTTTATGCAGACATCCGACAGGGCTAATGCTGTAGAAATCACGTTCACCAACGCCCAGAAGGACTATGACCGGGACAGCGTGAAGGTGTACAGCCCCGCGTATGACACGGACGAATACGACAACTCTACGCAGATATCGTATGACGGCATAACGGACTATAAGCAAGCATACCGGGAAGGACGATTCCAGCTTGAATGCAACCGCAGGATGATTCGTGCGGTATCCTTCGAGGCTGATATCGACGCCATCGCCTGTACACTGGGCGACCGTATCTACGTGGCCAACGATGTACCAAAGTGGGCTACAAGCGGGCATATTACGGCGGTTACAAATAACGTTGTTACTGTTAATGCCCCGATATCGGATTACGACGCAACAAAAACATACCGATTCGCTTATCGGGCAAGCTCGAACGATACCCGGTATGAGTCAGTATGTAACGCCGTTACCATTGATGCTGACAGTACGACGGTAACGCTAAGTACGATTCCGGATGTCCCGCCGGCTGTCGGAGATATATTCGACATCGCCGAAAAGAACATCGGTACAAAGTCATTCGTTGTGCGCTCCATCTCAAGGGCACAGGACATGGTCCGCAAGATAGAAGCGTTAGAGTACAGCGACGCGGTGTTCAGCGAGGATTACGATATCCCAGATGTGGACTATACAACAGCTAAGAAGAATACCGCGGTCAACGTAGTTCGGCTTGCGGGTAATCAGCGGTTATGGACGTCGACGAACGGCGAAAAGCAGAGCCGTATGTACCTGTCATGGGCTATGCCAACGGGCTACGGGTTTACGCGGTTCATCGTCTCCCTGTCGTCCGATGGGGGGCTTACGTGGATACCCGCAGGAACGACAGAGCGCATGAGTATCGAGCTAAGCACCGCATACGGAACGGTGTATCAGGTCAAAGTAGTAACCGTTTACGGCGTCAGCGTATCTACCGGTGCGACGGCTAACGTTGCCCCCGGTGTGGATGACCCGCCGGATGATGTAACTGCCCTTAACTGCGAGCTTATGGCTACGGGTACCCGCCGGTACTGGTGGAGCTTTACCTATCCGGACATCAACGATATCGCTGGGTTCTGCATGAAGTATACCCAAGGGCAGACGCTTAACTGGGATGCGGGCATACCGGTTCAAGACGGGCTGATAACAATGCAGCCGTACGAAACGCAGACTGTCCGGCAGGGTACGCATGCCGTGATGATTAAGGCGGTGGATAATGCCGGCAACGAGTCGACTAACTACGCGTACTGCATCCTGGACATGGGCGACCTACTCGAGCAGAACGTGCTCTACACCGTAGACTTCAGTGCCGACAACTGGGCCGCGGTAACGTACGACGGAACGGTAGACACTTATACCGGTTGGATTTACCCAGTCAACAAAACGTACTACTGGAAGACAACGGGAGACTACTTCTGGGTTGGTACAGCGAACAACCACTGGGCGGCTAACTGGCAGTCCTATACGGTTACCGCAACGTTCATCGCCCCCGCATCAGGCCAGTTCTGGCTGTCCTACAGCATATCTGGACCGGCTATCGTGTACTACCGCAAGGTGGGTGAGCACCCGGCATGGGAAGGCGCGGACGATGCGGCATGGGTAGATGCCGAAGAGGCGATATGGGATGACACCTACGACTTGTGGAAGCAATACTCTGACCGGCTCATGGTTAGCGCAGGTGACAATATACAAGTGCGTATCGCAGCGCTGAACGGGGCCTCGGAGGTGACGATAGTAAAGGGGCTTAAGGCTGTTATCGATGTACCAGACATCACAGAACATTTTGAAGATATTACAGTCCCGGCATTGGGGCTGTCGCTGCCAGTCAAGACGCCGCACTATTACACGACGGCGGTACGTATCGACGCTATCAACGGCAAGAACGAGAATAACGCCGTTGCGGCGCAGATAGTGACCCGTAACCCGTGCAAGATAAAGCTTCTTAACAGCGCGGGCGAGAACGTATCGGGAATCATTGACTGCACATGGCAGGGTTATGAGAGGGAGGTATTATGAGCGTTGAAAAATTATTAGCGGTTGAGGGATATCTGGGGTATCCGAGTGATACCCACCCTACTACCGACCAAGAAATGCAGGCCTACATGGAGAATCAGAATCACGTATTAGGCTCTATTGTTGATGGCGCTAAGTTGTGGCAACCTGAAACCGAATACGCATTAGGGGCGGTCATCCGCAGTTCCGGCATGCCGGAGAACACTTCAGCTAAGGTTACTGTTCCAGGGATATCGGGAATAGCGGAACCGACATGGACGGCGATAGGGACCTCGATAACAGATGGTACCTGTACGTGCCTCATGGTCCCACAGACAACGGAATCAGCGACAGTAGCGGATATCCGTACGGGCACAAGCGAGATACTGGCCATCACGCCGGCGGCGCTCAAAGCGTACATGACAGACATTTACGCGCAGGCTAATCTAGACGCGCATCCGGTAGGCTGCATCTACGAAAGTACAAAGAGTACAAGCCCTGCAGACCTGTTCGGGGGCACTTGGGAAACACTAGCCGCAGGCTGTGTACTCGTCGGAGCTGGGACAGGTGACAGTGGCACAGCCTATACGGCGGGGGCTACGGGCGGGGAGGAAACGCACACACTCTCTACCGGTGAAATGCCAAGTCATGGGCATAACGGGTCCACCAGTACAGACGGCAACCACGCGCATAGCGTATCTACACTTGTTTCTGGTAGCCAGTTTGTCGGCGGCCACCGCAATAACAGCTGCACATGGGGGACAGCCACAACGTCTTATTCGGGTAGTCACTCGCATATTGTCTCCATAAGCCGTACCGGTGGGGGGCAAAGCCACAACAATATGCAGCCCTACAAAGTAGTTTACAGATGGCAACGTACCGCCTAGGCAGTTCTCTTCCATCGGTATACAACCTGATACGGGGGCATGTTATTATGCGCTTGTCCGCTGCCGGTAGCACCGATTTCGATAGTATGCGAGTGACTCGCGTCGATAGTAATCGTCTTAGGCGTGCTGTTGCTGTTAGAACTGCCGTGAGTGTATCCACTCCAATCCGAACCGCTTAGGATGCCGCTTAGTGTATTATTAGGCGAGTTGGATATGCCCTGCTGGTTACCGGATGACCACGTACCAGTGATGCTTGCGGTACTGCTACTAGCACTATGGCTATGGTTCGGCATTTCACCGGTAGTTATTTAAAGAAAGGAAAATGATAATGTCTATTCCAGCTGTAAAGGATTTTAGTAATTTCAACAAATATAAAACAGAAAGCGGGTATACCACACAGGCCCAGCTACAACAGTTTATCCAGAATCAGAACGACTGCACGAAGGCTGTTGTACAGTCGTTCCTTTGGCAGCCAGAAACGGCTTACACGGCAGGGGCTGTAATCAGATCCCCATCCATGGCCACCGGGGTATGTGCTGTCGTGTCCGTAGCGGGAACAACGGCCCCCGATGAGCCATCATGGACAGCGGCCAGTACTGAGGTTACGGATGGCACCGTAACGTACAAGATGCAGTCCGTAGTCACGCAGGACATTATGACCGCCGCCATAGCGGCGGCCGTGCAGTCCGTAACGGCAACAGTCCTGACGCAGGCTAAGCTCGATGCTCATCCCGTGGGGAGCTACTACTTCAGCGACGACAGCACGAGTCCCGCCACACTGTTCGGTGGCACGTGGGCAGCATTAGACCCTGGACGTGTTTTGCTGTCACAGGGCACTTACACCGACAGCAACGGTAGTGTGACATATACAGCAGGAACAACCGGCGGCGAACGGTTACATCAACTCACTGTCGGAGAATTGGCAAAATTTACTCCGACATTTGTTCATGGTCCGGATGGGTTAAACATGGAGGGAGATTTTGCAGAAGTGCCAAGCTTGACATCTGGTGGGGGTAGCTGGCACAATTGTTGTAGATCAGCTTTTAACTCTGTCGGTAACGATAAACCGCATAACAATATCCAACCGTATATGGCCGTTTATGTTTGGAAACGCGTCCAGTAACTGTCGGAGAAATGCCTAAAATATAGGGCAGCATAGATATGCATTCGAGTTCTACGGGCACTAACATTTATGGCTGTAACGGTGTTTTTAGTACATCCGCAAAAGACAACGCGTATAGGGATGGTGGTACATCAGGTACTTCCGCAACATCTAATACCACAACAACTTAACCCCATATGTGTGCGTATACTGCTGGAGACGAACGAGTTAAATTGTTCTACACCATACGTATACTGCTTTATAGGGTTGGATATTATTGTGTGGCGTGTTGTTTCCTGCAGTTTTTGTAGTCTCCATATCTCCCCCATTAGCTATGTAACCAATACCCCAGCTCCCATTAGAACCGTTGGGAATATGAGTGCGGGTCTGTTCATGCTGATGCTGCACCAATTCCCCGACAGACAATTTTTTACTAAGAAAGGATTTGATAGAATGAACGCTTTTCAGATCTTGAACGACAAAGTAATCATCATTAAGGGCTCAAAGACCTACATGGATTCTGTACAGAATTTCATGCTGGACGCGCAGACAACATTATCCGCGTCTAAAGTTATTTATGACGATCAGCAGAAATGCTGTGTAGTCGATGATGTCTTTAAGACCTATCCGGATACCACTTATGACGGATATATCACGGCTATAGATGCCACTATAGCCGCTAAGGCTAAGCGCGAATATGTTGCCCCGACGGTTGACGAACTGCGCCAGCAGGCCCTCAGCTATCAGTATACTCAGTATCTTGCTAAGCGCGATGCCATCGTATGGGTGGATAAGATAGGATACGCATGTGACGAGGACGCCCAGCGTAAGTGGCAATTAGCCCTGACGCTGATAGGAGATAGCGAAACAACCAAACTCAAAGTATACACCTCGGAAACAGTGCAGGAAATCAAAGACATCACAAAAGCGCAGATGCTGGACGCAGGGGAAGCCGCAAAAACTCAGCAACTGGGCGCCTATTCCGATTTTGAAGCAGTCAAGGATAAGATAAATAGCTGCACTTCTGCCGCCGATGTTCAGGCGTACTTACAGCCGTAGAATGGCGTTAAGACCACGTAAGCATCAAATCGTGTCGATAGCCTTTCCGTAGCACCCGTGTCGTCTTGCGTGTGTGCTGGCATTCATGGAGCGCATGATGCATATTAAAGCCACCCATGATGCGGTTGAACACTTTGCGGAACGCCATGTCATGCAGAGCCGAGCCGAGCAGTGCATAGGCTCCCACCACCGTGCGTACAATTCCTTAAAAGTAATATCGTTAGAAAATAATGCCGGGTCCCGGTTATAGTCCACAAGAAAGGACATCCCATGCTCGTAGTCTTTAAAATATCCTATTATTTTTTATTTCCCTTTGATTGTCTTTTTGGCGACCCACGACCGCCTCCGATTTCCCGCCCGCCTGTAGCAGGTGCCAACTCCGTTGGTTAATTTCAAGATTTATCAGTCCTTTACAATATATTATATGCGCCGCGAATCGGGGGTGGATGATGAGCGAGTATGAATTTAATAATGAGGTAATAGACCGGCTGGCCCGAATCGAGACTAAGATGGAAGCAATCAATGAACAATGCGCAAGCAGGAACAGCGAACTGGACGAGATAGGTATCGCCGCGCGTGAAGCTCTGCAGTCCGCTAAGTCCGCGCATCACAGGATAAACTCCATGTATATCATCGCCACGGGGATAGCCGGGATTGTATCCTGGTTACTTACGTATTTAAGAGGATAGTGATCTAATGAGTTTTGTAAAATCTATTATGTATGAAGACGGGTCCCCATCACTGACAAGAACCATCGCAGTGGCGGGGTTCCTCATTTTTGCCGTTGTTAGTATTTACCTTGTCATCTACAATATCGACTGGTCCTTGTACCCGACGTTCGCCAGTATCACTGGCGGCGGGGGCATGGGTACGCAGGTTGCCAACAAGGTAATCAACAGCTGTTACAACACCCCGAGAGGGAGCTACCAGAGAAAGGAAGATGATGCCAAATGAGATGTAACTTTATGTTTATTTTGATGATGGTTTGCTTAGCGGTATCTGTTGTTTCGGGTACCATCGCCGTAATCCAGATAGGCGGGATGCTGCGGGGGCTTTATTTCATGTCGTCCATTACGTTTGCGGCTATTTTGATTTATATCCTTACATCGGATATTTGTATTGGCTAGGAGGTTTTAATTATGAGAGTTTATTTGAATCCGGGGCATGACCTCGACTATGATTCCGGCGCGGTTAACGTGAATATGGGCCTGCGCGAATGTGATATCGCCGCAGATGTCGGCGAAAAAGTACAGGGCTATCTCAATGCCGCTGGTGTGGAAACGATGATGCGGCAGTCCGATAATCTCGCTAATGATTCGCAGTATGCAGATCGCCCCATTGCAGTATGTGATGAAGCCAACATCTGGCCGGCGGATGTGTTCGTATCCATCCACTGCAACGCCGCCAACGGGCAGGCGAGAGGAACAGAGGTTGAATGTTCCGGCGGTCAGGAAAGCACCAAACTGGCCCAGTGCATCCAGTCTCAGATTGTGGATTCTATCGGCACCACAGACCGGGGCGTAAAGACGATGGCCGGGCTTATCGTCATCCGCAATACGGATATGCCAGCCGTACTCGTAGAGATGGACTTCATCGATAACGACGACGGAGCGGATTTACTTATCGCTCAGCAGGATGATTTCGCCCGCGCCATTGCGCGCGGCATTACAGACTATTTTCAGTAGGAGGATGATACTAATGGCAGAAGAAGAAAAAACACAAGTACAGCGGGACATCGATAAGCTGGATGCCAAAATCGAAGAACTGCAGCAGGAGGGCTCTGATTTATACACCGCGGCGATTACGGCCCTGACAGATGAACGGGATGAACTGGTGGCTAAAGTCAAAGAAGAATCTGAGGATGCCGCCGATTCGGTACAGGATGCAAACCAGAAATTCCTGGACAAGTATGGGATGTATATCCTGAACGGGGCGGAAGTCGTTGCCCTTGTGGCGATCATTTACAGACTTTTCATTTTTTAGACAACAAGAGCCGGCATTCCTGCCGGCTTTTTTCTATTTAGGAGGCTCATGTGGACAAATTAAAGAATTTTATTGAAACCCACAAAAAAGATATAGCCTATTTGCTCTTTATAGCCATTTTAGCGACCTTGTGTATATACTTTGTAGCGGAACACGTTAAAAGCTCTCAGAATGGCGCTAAGGTACTAAAAATAGAGGATGCCACAAATCCTCAAAAAATACAGAAAGAATTGGGTGTAGACAGCAAAACTGCGGGGCAAATCGTCGAAAGAGTCCAGTATATACACGATGGAAAGCAGGAGCCAGCCGCTACGTATTATGTGCAAGCTCCGACTCTGGAAAAAGCGGCGGACAGTACAGCGGAATCGATTAACAAAAATGATGCATCCCTGCCCGCGGCCGCAACAGAAAAGACAGACCGTACTATCGTTACCGCAAATACGGACCAGAACAAAGTGGACGTGTATAAAATAAATCTCCGAAACAATCACAAGATTAAAGCCGGCGTTCTTGCTGTCGGCAGTAAAGCGTTCCCTGCCATCGGATATCAGGCAGGGAGATGGGAAGGAACTGTGTATACTAATGGTAGCCATGTCGCAGGGGAGAGCATCATGTATACCGTAAAGCAATGGTAACTTATTCCTTCTTTGCCTTAATATCTACAACTACTTTTTTGCGGGCGTTATTCCCCGGGCCAGTCAACGTCGTGCGCAGCTGATTGAAGCTAACTGCGCACGACGTTGAAATCTTGCTGGCAAAGCTGCTAATGGATTCATACGTCCTGTCTACTACGTGCTTAAGCTGCCCTATCTTAGCACCTAAGCCGTCAGCCCCGAAGTTGAGATTGACATCTATGCGGATTGTTTTATCGACAGGGTCCGTATGGACGATTATATTATTGACCATTGCATGGACGATGTCACGTTTAATCTCAAAATCATCCGCATTCTTAAGGGCCTCTTTAAGCGCCCCGAAATTCTCTTTTGTTATTTTCTGCTCCTGCGCAGGATTGCGTACCGGGGCTTCTTTTATTTTATCCGATATCTTTTTGCATTTAGCGATATCAGCGTCAAGGCTGCTAAGCTTTGCGGCAAGGTCATCATCTGTGATGATATTCTTAAGCCGCAGGTCTATCAGGCTTTGGCGCTCTTTTTTTATCCCGTCTATCTGTTTTTCCACATCTTCCAGGCTGGGCCCCGTAGGTTTTTCTTGCTTATGTTCTTTATAAAATTCGGCCACTATTTTATCTGCGTATTTGCGGTCCGTGAGGATCTTTACGCATTCATCCCACACGACGCCCTCTATCCAGTCTGCGGGTACAGGGCGGGCATAAGCGCATGGCTCTCTGTCGCCCCAGTCTATGATATCGCGTTTTGCGTGCCCGTTGCACTTATAGAATCTGGCGGTATTGCCCTTACGCGCGCTGGTATTATAATATACGCCGCAGTAGGCATATCCGCACTGCGCGCATCGCATGATGCCTAGCCCCAGCAGGTATTGATGGGCATTGCCCCTTTGCCGGTTATACCGCTTTCGGGAGTCTTTTTCCCGATGTGCCTTATCCCATATCTCGGGAGATACTATTGCCGGTACGGGCATCTCGAACACCTCGTATAACTTAGAGTCCTGATTACACATGGCTACACCTTTATATTTAGTGTTGCGCAGTACGTTAAGTACCGCACTTGCGTTCCAGTGTGACCTCATAGGACCAGGAACGCCCATGGCGTTAAGCTCTACGGCTATACGCCGGGAGCCTAATCCGGCATTGGCCGTCTTGTCAAATATCATCCGTATGATATCCGGACGTGTCATATTGCCGTATGTAACACGTGTATCGACGATAAGCGATCCGCCCGGTTCGTATACATACCCGTAGGGGCAGTTTCCGGCAACACTTAGTATACCACGGCGTAGTTTACGCTGCTTGCCGTCGTTCATCCGTTTCTTGATAGTCGATAACTCATTTTCGGCCATGGCCAACAGCATGGTAAACATGAACTTGCCAGTTGCTGTCGATGTGTCATAGTTTTCGGAGATGGACCGGATAGCGACGCCCATATCCGTGAACTGCTGGCAGACCCGCAGCCCTTCGAAAGCCGAACGCCCCAGCCTGTCGGTGCGATAGAACAGGACGGCGTCCAGTTTCCCGTCTTTGGCGTCCTTGAGTAACCTGCGGCCCTCTACGCGGTCAGCAAATGGAAGGGTGCCGCTCTGGGCCTCGTCGTAATATTCTCCCGTTATCGTGAGCTCGTGGCCCTTAGCGAACGCCCGCAGGGCATCCTGCTGCATTTCTATCGTTTCTTCGTCTTTCTGTTTTACGGACGATACACGCCCGTAAAGGGCGTATCTTGCATTTTTAGTCATAAAAAAAATCGGCTCCTTTTTTATTAGGGGCCGATTTGTGGTATACTTATATTGTAATCGGCCCCGTGTGCGGTGTAGATTGCGTTTTCCCATATCCTGTTCCAGCAGGGTACGGGATTTTTTTTTGTACCCTAAATCTGATTCGGGGTTAAAGACCTAATTTCATAGTTTTATCCGGCTCAGTACGAACAGACGTAATAGTACACTGTACAGTGCTCTTATCCTTTTTCTTTATGCTAAATACACGGGTTGACGGAATGCCGATGGGCGTATCCATTACAGGCATTTTTGTTTTCTTATCAACATATGCGGGCTTCCCGTCTACTTTCATTATGGCGTCCCCGGCCTGTAAACCGGCCTTTTCTGCTGGGGACCCAGCAGTTACGCCATTAATAACTATTCCTTTACTTTTATCGGTGATAGCCATATCAATGTTAAAACCAAACCGATATATTCCGTTAAAATATGCTTTTATCACATCCAGCCTAAATGATTCAAATTTAACATCAGCGGGGTACTTAACTCTTTGGGCTTTCATCGTACCGTCAACGGCAACAGGCTCCCCGTAAAAAGATAAAGTAAGCAGAGTGCCCCCATTGCCGTCCGGGGTAAAGGTATAATCAGCCGTGCGATCTAACTTCATTTTCTGCATATTCAGGAACCCTCCGGCGGTCATAACCGTGTCTGAAAATGATGCCATTGTGTCCGTAAGAGAATTCATACGTATCCCCGGTCCGGATACCAGGTTCAATAGCCCAGTACGCACCTGCGCAGGGCTGTTTCCGTCTATAATAATCGTGCTCATGGCCCCCGCCATGCTGGTGCTTAGGACAGCACAGCATGCAGCAAGAACTAATACTTTTTTCAACTTCATGATTATCCTCCTATGCCTATAATTTACTATAAAATGATGCGGCTTTTCCTAGTATTTTGAAAGTATCGCAATTTGTAGCATCAAAGTACATCGGTTTGTATTTGGGGTTTTCGGGCATTAGTTGAACGCCCTCGCCGATACGATATACGCGCTTTAGCGTCGCGTCATCATCTATCAGTACTGCGGCAATATCGCCGTCCTCAACTGTTGGCTGCTGATGTATAAACACTATGTCTCCATCGTTTATACGAGCGTTAACCATACTATCCCCCTGGACACGCAGCGCAAAATCAACAGGTATATTATCGTCTATGCTTACGTAGGTTTCTACCTGTTCATCAGCATATATGGGCTTTCCCGCCGCGATGGTACCTAATAAAGGAACTAATCGCTTTTTTACGGGGATGATATTTCCGGCGCTTAAATCCGCGATGTCTATATCGTCATTTAGAAGAGCCACGGGGGACAGTCTCAGCACCCGTGATAGTTTGGATATCTTATCGCGACCCATGTTCTCTATTATGCCGCTCTCCCATTTACGTACTGTACTTTTGCCCACACCGCAGGCCTGCCCAACGTCATCCAAAGTTAAGCCAAGCTGTAATCTGCGGGCCTTTAGTGCGTCATTTATTTTCATTGCAATACCTCCTTTTCTTGCTTTATATTATACCTCTTATGTGTCTAAAAAGCAACTTTTTCGCCTAAAAGTAAAAAAAAGTGTCTAAAAAGGTTGCTTTACGCCTTTTTATGTGATATGATTGGGGTGTCTTAAAAGACACGAGAAAGGAGGGAGCCAGATGGACTCTAATTTATTACTGGCCGCTGTACGAAAAAGCGGCATGACCATGCATGACTTTTTAGATATCATAAACATGCCGTCATCTACGTGGTCAAAGAAAATAAGAGGGCTGACAGAGTTCAACCGGGCCGAAATACAGGCCATTGTCAGCTGTCTGGGTTTGTCGGAACAGGATACCTTTACTATTTTTTTTTAGCGTAAAGTGTCTTTTAGGACACTTTAGAAAGGGAGCCTATGAAAAAAGAGATTAAAATTTATTTCAATCCGGCCAAAAAGCCGGAACCGGAAAAAACGGATGCGGCTATAAAAATTGTCGCTAAAGCATTCCGGGAGGGAAGGATTTGGCTTCCCGTAAAGCTGTGATGTGCGCCCTGTGCGGGCGGGAGATACACGACGGATACATGATAATCCGTCAAAACGGCAAATACGTGCCCGTACATCGGGACTGCCGCAGATGCCCATCCTGTAGCGCACCACATGGCCACAAACCTAAAAAAGCGCGGTGCCATGTAACAAAGGCTCTGCGCAAGTTCAGAGAAAATCATGGAGATGGAGGTGGTTAGATGAAGACAATAAGGCCGTGGGTCAGCTCACGACATCCGCAGAACAGCCCCGAAGATGTGGAGTTTGAGAGCTACTTAAGACAGCTAGAAATGTATAAGGAGCTCAGTGATGACGCCGACAGGGCGATGGCCGCGGCAACGATACTCGGTACCCTGCTATTCGGCGTACTGATGATACTGGTGGTTATGTACAGAGGGGGAATGATACTGATATGACTCTCAAACCGATGCAACCACTGCGAAACGGAACGGGAAAACGGGTACACCGCCCGATACTGGACACGCACTGGCCCGAGCTACTGGGCATGGATGAGTTACGTAATGCAAAGCAAAGAAAATATTTATAAATTCAAACGAAAGGAGATAATGAATTGTTATTTCTAACCGACGAAATCCGATATGAGATTTTCCTGCAAAACAAGAGTAAGACGGACAATCCGCACGGATTCCACGTCGACTCAGACAGCCTGCCAGATGTGATGTTCGCGTTTCAAACGGATATCGTAATATGGGCGCTTGCAAAAGGGCGCGCCGCGATATTCGCAGACTGCGGACTGGGGAAGACACTGATGCAGCTGTCATGGGCGCAACAGGTAGCGCGCCACACGGGTAAACCGGTGCTGATATTAGCACCCCTCGCAGTGGCACATCAGACATATGAAGAGGGGGCGCGGTTCGGGATCCCGGTTACAGAGTGCGAAATGGATGCGGATGTATCAGACGGCATCAACATCACGAACTATGAGAAGCTGGACCGGTTCAATACTGCCCGTTTTGCAGGCATCGTACTGGACGAATCCAGTATCCTAAAGTCTTTCACGGGCAAGGTACGGACGTCCCTGATAGGGGCGTTCCGGAATACGCCATACCGGCTGGCCTGCACGGCAACGCCGGCGCCTAACGATTATATGGAGCTTGGTAACCACTCCGAGTTCCTGGGCGTACAGACACGGGGCGAGATGCTCGCAGAGTATTTCGTACACGATGGCGGCGATACGGCTAAGTGGCGATTGAAGGGCCATGCCGAAAAGGGATTCTGGGACTGGATGAGCTCATGGGCAGTCGTCCTCGATAATCCTAAAAATATCGGGTACGAATGCGAAGGATATGACTTACCAGAGCTGCATGTGCATGATGTGCTGGTTGACGGTGACACGCCATCAACGGAATCGCTTACGCTGACGCAACGCCGACAGGCACGAAAAGAAACACTGCCGGCGCGATGTGCCAAAGCCGCAGAGATTGCGAACAGTACAGATGGGCAGGTGCTCATCTGGTGCGATCTAAACGCAGAATCGGAATTGTTGCACAAACTTACAGACGATTCAGAAGAAGTGCGGGGCTCCGATAAGCCGGAAAAGAAAACAGAAAGACTGCAGGAATTCTCAGCCGGAACGCTTCACTGCCTGGTAACTAAGCCCCGTATCGCGGGATTCGGGATGAACTGGCAGAACTGCCATACGATGATATTCGTAGGACTTTCAGACAGCTATGAACAGTATTACCAGGCGATTCGGCGGTGCTGGCGATTCGGGCAGGAGCAAGATGTCGACGTGTTCATTGTGACATCCACAAAAGAAGGCTGCGTCCGATATAATATCGAACGGAAACGCCGGGATGCGGAACAGATGAAAGACATCATGATGGGGCTTACCCGCGAAAACGTAAAGAAGAACCTGAGGACGACACGGCGCATCATGAGCCCCTATATTCCAGACAAGGTTCTAGTATTACCGGCATGGCCGGAAATGAAAGGAGCTTGATATGGATATCTTAGACCAGATACAGCGGCAGAAATACGCACTGTACAACGGGGATTCGGTGGATGTGATTAAAGGTTTTCCCGATAACAGCATCCAATACAGCGTATTTTCCCCGCCATTTATTTCGCTGTACACATACACAGACAGCGACCGTGACATGAGTAACAACCACAGCGATGCTGAGTTTTACGAAAATTTCCAGTATCTCATCAAAGAATTATATCGGGTGCTTATGCCGGGGCGGTTAGTTTCAGTCCACTGCATGGACATCCCAAAGATGAAGAGCCGTGACGGCGTGATAGGCTTAAAAGATTTTCCGGGGCAAATCATCCGGAACTTCGAGAAAGCGGGATTCATCTATCATAGCCGAGTGGCTGTGTGGAAAGATCCTCTCGTGGAAGCTACACGAACAAAGGCATTAGGCCTCCTGCATAAGCAGATATGCAAAGATTCCGCTATGTGCCGGATGGGCCTGCCGGATTACGTCGTAACATTCCGCAAACCGGGGGATAACCCCGAGCCATGCGCCCATCCTGACGGATTCAACCGGTTCTTTGGCGAAAACGAACCCGATGGAGTAAAAACACTGCGACCCGAACCGGACCCGCAGCTCGTGGCGGAAAAGAAAAAGTACAACACAAAACCGATTTACAGCCACCAGGTATGGCGCCGGTATGCAAGTCCGATATGGACCGACATCCGGCAGTCAAACACCCTCAACAAAGCGGCGGCCCGGGGCGACGGCGACGAACGCCACATATGCCCCTTACAGCTCGACTTGATAGCAAGATGCATAGAGCTGTGGAGCAATCCAGGCGATATCGTGTTCGACCCATTCATGGGCATTGGCAGTGTTCCATGTACCGCGGTTGTAATGGGCCGCAGAGGGCTGGGATTTGAACTTAAAAAATCCTACTATACGCAAGCAGTAAAGAACCTCGACGCCGCACAGAAAGGAGAGATAAAGATATGATGGTTTACGTTTCTCATCCGTTTGGTGGGAATAAGAAAAACGTTGGTGATACACGCGTAATCTGCAAGATGGAAGCGATGGCGCGACCTAATGTACTTTTTATCCCAGCGTTAAACGTAACCTGCCGTGCATATGACAACGGCGCGTACATTCGGGATCTAAAGAGATTGTTAGAGCTCGAATCAAAATGCGACATCGTGTACATGACAGGCGACTGGGAAAAAAGCAAGGGCTGCCTGATCGAGATGGGCTACGCCCTGGGGCGCGGTATCCGCGTAGTCACAACACAAGAACAGCTACATAAACTTTTAGACCATTTAGCTTAATTTAATTACTTAGTATAAACAGGAGGAAAACATAAATGGATATCAACTTAAACGTAAAGGGAACTGTAAAAGTAGAATTAACAGCACAAAATGATTTGCTGGACACTTTAAAACTTATCAACACGCATTACCCCCAGCCGGCAGCCGCATCCAACGGGGTAGCACCGGTAACAGAACCTAAAGAAGAACCTAAAGAAGAACCCAAAGCAGAACCTAAAGCAGAATCCAAAGAAGAACCTAAGGAAGAACCCAAATCAGAACCTAAGGAAGACGCCCCAATCACTGAAGATGAAAAAGTCGAATTACGTAAATTATCATCCGCCTTTATCCATGCGGATGCCGGCAATAAAGCAGTAATCAAAAAATGGCTTACGGATAACAACGTGGAGCGTATCAGCTCCATCCCAGAATCCCTGCTTGCGTCCTTCAAAGAGCTGGTGACAGCTTAATGCCCGGAGTACACGCGCTACTGTCCGCATCTGCCAGCTCACGCTGGCTTGCATGCCCGCCATCCGCGCGGCTCACACAGGATGCCCCGGACAGTACGAGCGCCTATGCCGAAGAAGGAACACGGGCGCACGCCCTGGCGGAGAAAACGCTCAAGCTGATTATCAGCGGAGGCTCCGGATCGGTTGAATCCGATAACGGCGAGATGCGGGAAGCCATACAGCGGTACGTCGATGTCTGCACGGAAAAGATGGGGGAAGCTTATAAGGCCTCCCCGGATGCGCAGATGATGGTTGAACACCATCTCGACTTTTCGCATTGGGTTCCGGATGGATTTGGTACGGGCGATATGGTCATCATATCTGATAAGACGCTTGAAGTCGTGGACCTTAAATACGGCAAAGGTGTTCCCGTATCGGCTAAGGGCAATACCCAGATGCGCTTATATGCGCTGGGAGCGCTGTCCGAATTCGGCATCCTGTATGATTTCGACAGAGTAAGGATGACCATTGTACAACCCCGCCTCGACAGCGTATCAGCCGATGAGCTCAGTTATTCTGATCTTATCGCCTGGGGCGACAAGGTGGCTCCGATAGCTAAAGAAGCTTATGCCGGAAAAGGTGAATTCAAGGCAGGACGGCACTGCCGATTCTGTAAGGCACGGGCAACCTGCCGGACGCTCGCTAAATACGAGCTTAGATCCGTAAAGAAAGACTTCACAGAGGCCCCTGAGCTGGAAGACTTTGAAATATCTGAAATCGTCCAAAAAGCCCAAGAAATAACATCGTGGCTGCGTGATGTGGAAGCCTACGCCCTTAATGAAGCAATAAAGGGGCAGGAATGGCCGGGGCTCAAAGTAGTAGAAGGACGCAGTAAGAGAATCATCACGGACCCCGACGCTGCGGCGGAATCGCTGCTAAGTGAACAATACAGCGATGAAGATATCTACAAGCCGCAGGAATTACAGACACTTACCAACCTGACTAAGCTGGTAGGCAAGAAACGATTAAACGATATCATCGGCAAATTTATCGGCAAACCGAAAGGCAAGCCTACGCTTGTACCGGACTCAGATAAGCGCCCGCCAATGATACTCGACTCTATTACAGATGATTTTGATGACAAGCTAATTTAGGAAGGGGGCGATTTATAAAATGCCGTTTCAAGATAATTTAAAAAGCTATCGTATGGCCGCCGGGTATAAACAGGCTAAAGATTTTGCGGACGTGTTGGGAGTTAATTATGCAACATACGTTGCGTATGAAAACAGAGGCCGTGAACCGCGGTATGATATCCTTTGCCGGATAGCAAAAGAGTTAGGAGTAACCACAGATGAGCTATTGGGCTATGGGATATCAAAAGAGCAAGCACGCCTGAATAGCTGCGTACGAATATTACGTAAGTTTGGTTTTAGCGTACTCGAAGTTGATACAGCAGATGCGAGTGTCGCTATAAAACGTAATGGATCAACCATACGCGTTGACGCCAACAAACTTGTAAATTCTGTATCGGATGCGGTTGCTTTAGCTAAGCCAATACACGAAATAACACTAAGAAACACCTTGACTATAGAAATTCAGGAATTGTTTTTAAAAGGAGATAAATAATTATGAAATTAACAACAGGACTCGTACGTATCAGCTATGCTAACCTCTTTACCCCTAAATCCATTAATGGTAGTGACCCGAAATACAGCGTATCGCTCATCATCCGTAAGAGCGACGGAAAGACTGTGAACCGAATCAAAGCGGCGCTGAAGCAGATGCTGAATGACAAAGCCACCGTAGATAAGATGGGCGGAAAAACCAAGGGGCTGCACATGCCGCTGCGGGATGGTGACGCTGACCGGGACGATGAAGCATATGCCGACAGCTACTTTATCAATGCCAACGCAAATGAAAGCTATCCGCCTAAGGTGCTCGACAAGAACCTTAACGAAGTTATCGACAAGTCCGAGGTATACAGCGGCTGCTACTGCCAGGCTGTCATCTCATTCTTCCCATACAACAGCAACGGCAACAAGGGCATCGGATGCGGCCTGCTGGCTATCCGCAAGATCAAGGACGGCGAACCACTCAGCGGGGCTACCGTGGTAGATACAGACTTCAGCGACGACCTTATCGACGACGGCGGAACTACTAGCGACGATGACTTATTCTAAGGAGTGATTGAGATGGCAAGTCATACGCTCGCAATCGACCTGGAAACGTTTTCAGACAATGATATCCGGTATGGTGTTCACAAATATGTGGACACCCCCGCATTTGAGATTATGTTGTTCGGATACTCTTTCGACGGCGAACCGGTTACCGTCATAGACTGCACGCAAGAGACAGTACTGGAAAGAGTATTAAATGGTTTATCTGACCCCGATATCACGAAGACCGCGTTCAACGCTAACTTCGAGCTCGCCTGCCTGACTAAGCTGTACCCGGGACAGGTACACGATGAACAGTGGGAATGTTCATCTATCCTGAGCCTTTACAACAGCCTGCCGGCGGGGCTGGCCAACGTAGCTAAGATACTCAAACTGGGAGACGATAAGCAGAAGGACGCACGGGGCAAGGCACTTATCAACTATTTTGCTAAGCCATGCAAGCCCACTAAGGCCAACGGGGGAAGAACACGTAACATGCCTATGGATGCCCCGGATAAATGGGCGACGTACATGGAATATAACCGGCAGGATGTCGTCGTTGAAATGGCAATCAGACGACGCCTGCTGGGGATGCGCCCACCGGAACAGGAACACCGACTATGGCTCATCGACAGGGCTATCAACAATGCCGGATGCGCTATCAACCGAACTCTTGTAGATAACGCCATCCGGATGAATACCAGTTACCGCGAGATGCTGACCGATAAGGCCCAGCGGCTCACGGGACTGGAGAACCCGAACAGTGTATTACAGCTACGGGAATGGCTGGAAAAGCGATTAGGCCACGAGCTTGAAAGCTTAGACAAGAAAGCTGTATCCGGAATGCTAGATGACCCGGATATCCCCGCGGATGTAAAGAACGTACTAAGGATACGCCAGCTCCTGGGCAAGACCAGTATCAAGAAATATGAAGCCATGGCCAACAGCGCTACGGCGGATGGGCGCGTCCACGATCTCTTCCAGTTCTACGGGGCAGCCCGCAGCGGCAGATGGGCGGGGCGCAATGTACAATTGCAGAACCTGCCCCGCAACAGCATGCCGGACCTTGATACCGCCCGAAACACGGTAATATGCGGGGACCTCGATGAACTCGAACTGCTATACGATAATGTACCCGATACGTTGTCGCAGCTTGTCAGAACGGCACTTGTGCCATCCGACGGATGCCGGTTCGTAGTAGCTGACTTTTCGGCTATCGAAGCCCGCGTTATTGCCTGGCTGGCCGGTGAAAAATGGCGCATGGATGTTTTCAAGGATGGTGGCGACATATACTGCGCATCTGCATCATCCATGTTCCACGTACCCGTCGTAAAGCACGGCATCAATGGCGACCTAAGGCAGAAAGGTAAAGTCGCTGAATTAGCACTTGGTTACGGTGGCGGCCCGCACGCTCTCATTACGATGGGGGCATTAGAAAAAGGGCTGACAGAGGAAGAGCTGCCGGATATCGTATCAAAGTGGCGCGAAGCGTCGCCAAAGATTATAAAGTTCTGGTACGATGTCGACAATGCCGCCAAAGTAGCTATTAAGACCGGTAAGCCGGTACGGCTCAAACAACAGGGCCTCATCCTGCACGTGCTTCACGGGGCGCTACTGATAGAGCTGCCAAGCGGGAGGCATCTGGTTTACATCCATCCCCGGTTAGGTACTAACCGGTTCGGCAGTGAGTCTATCACGTACATGGGAATCAACCAGTACAGCCGCAAGTGGGAACGCTTAGAAACATATGGCGGTAAGCTCGTTGAAAACATTACGCAAGCCGTTGCACGCGACTGCCTGGGCGCCGCCATGATACGCCTTGAGGACGCCGGATATCGAATCGTAATGCACGTACACGATGAAGTTATCTGCGACATGCCGAAAGGAAAAGGAAGCCTCGATGATGCGGTCCGCATCATGTGCAAGAACGAGGACTGGAATCAGGGGCTCATCATGAACGCCGACGGGTTCGAGTCAAACTACTACATGAAAGATTAGGAGGAAATTATGGAAATATCAAAAAGCATGCTTGAACAACAGATGGAATTTGCTAAAGGCGTAAAGGACTTATTAGAACAGCTCCCGTCAAGCGATACAACAAATAAATACAAGGAGCAATGTGAGGACACCATCGCGATGTGTCGACTGGCAATGCCCGCTACCCCGGGGATGAAAAAAGGCATCCAGCCGGACCCGGTACCGGCACCGATTGAAATCACGAAAAACGACGATGAACAGCCAGAACCGGTACAAAATGTTTCAGAACCAGTACATGAACAGCCAGAACCAGAACCAAAGAAAAAACGCTCTCACCAGAGACGCGATAAGAAAGTAGAAGAACCGGCGCCCGAGGCAGACGACGATATGGACGATCTCTTTTAGGAGAACAAGTTATGAAAATATTAGGGAAGGCAGAATTAAAAACATTGTATGATGTCATCCGCGTAAAAGACTATGGGTCAGACCTCGATGATACGAAATACAGCGCCGCGCAGCTACATGTGATGTGCGGCAACACGATGACTACCCGCTTCAAACTGCCAGCAGGATTTATCCCGGACGCTGGATACGCCTACTACTGCCCGCACTGCGGACAGTACCTGTGGCGCAAGAACCGCAAGTGCGGGTATGGCAACAGCTATTTTTTCGAATCTCAAAAGAACGGGCTTATCATCCCGGAGGACATGTCACTGCGGGTCATCGAGTACAAGAACTACGTCGACCTGGAAGCAGTATATCGGGCGGCACGGCTGGTAAGCACCGACACCGAGCTTGATGTCGCGGGGGATGTACCCACTTGTAAATGCATTATCCGCGCTGATATCGGACGGCAGATGATACAGGTCATCAACCGCGGCTGGACCAATGAAACCTATGATGTGGACATGGCCTCGAATCCGGACTGGCCGCTGGATACACCGTTCCGGTATCTTACAGACACCTCACGGGCGGTAGAGCACCAGAATCCCCTGCGGGACCTGCTCCGTGTATGGCGCAAGACGATAGAGCACAAGCTCCACGCAAAGCTAAAGTACAAAGTACCATCAATGTACTGCGGCACCAGCATAACCAACGATGCCGGGGTATCCTATGGTATCTTCTTTAAGCCCCTGCAGAACCTAGCATGGCGGCTGTCCTGCCCGACGGGCCCCAAGTACGACAGAGAACGGCAGCGGGAATACTATCTTAACGCTAAGGCAAGCAAGCAGGCCCACAAGGTACTGGAAGCTACGCGGACAGGAACTGAATACGCTACCGCCGTATGCGATGCCTACTGGTTACCGCAGACTAAGGCGATGCGGGCCGCTGTACGGGCGCCTAAGAAAATGTTTTCCGCGGTGCCGTACATGTGGGCCGCCCACATGACGCACGATATCAACCACATCATTACCGTGGGCAAGCTGCTGGGCATTTTCCATTACAACAGCCCGATAAGCTTTCTCAAGATACTGGCCCACCAGTACGGCATACGTACGGTTGAATCCCTGCTCAGGTCACACGCCAACGATGCCATCGATACCAGCTATATGTATTACCAGCTGAATCACGCCAACCGGAAAGCGTTCTGGGCCCTGCCACGCGTCAAGGCGCGGGACCTGCATGATGCCGTAATGGACATGTACGACCATCAGCGTTTTGCGAACTACGCGATACAGATTACCCGCAGCATGGCCCATCTGGCCGAAAAAGTGAACGACCTGGAATTTTATGTGCCCGACCAGACCGACCAGCTCGTGACGATAAGCGCCGCCCTGCATAACTGCGTCAAGACTTACGGCGAACGATGCCGGGATCACAAGTGCACCATAGTCGGCGTAAAGCAGAACGGCAGTATCGTAGCGTGTATCGAGGTCCGCGGGAATGCTATCGTACAGGCCAAGCTCCTGAACAACGCCCCGGCATCACAGGACAATGCGCTTAACTGCCGCATCGTCCTGTGGGCCGGACGGCATAACTTGATAGTCGGAACGCACGACATGAAGACGCTGGCCGACCGGCAGAAAGCAGTGTAGATTATGACTAAATTAACGCTTACAATAGCCACCGGGGCGAGCCGTACGGCGAAACTCTGGCACAACAGGGAGATGACATGGGACGACATGCTGGGCAGGCTGAGGACGACCCGCAGGACCGGTGAAACCGTGGCAGAGTACAAGGCCATGAAGAAGTCCGACCGGGACCAGCGCAAGGATGTAGGCGGGTTCGTCGGCGGCGAGCTCAAGAACGGCCGACGCCTGCAGCAGAACGTCGTATCACGGCAGCTCGTCTGCCTCGACGCCGACAGCCCCGGCAAGGACTTCCTGCTGGACGTAGACCTTGCACTGGACGGATGCGCGTGGGCGGTATACTCTACACACTCACACACGCCGGAAGCCCCGCGCCTGCGGCTGCTCGTGCCGCTAGCGCATAAGGTAACACCGGATATGTACCCGGCCATCGCCCGTCGCATCGCCGCCGATGTCGGCATCAACCACTTCGACCCGACGACATATGATGTGCATCGCCTGATGTACTGGCCGTCGTCCCCGGCCAACGGGGAGTACTTGTGCAAAGACAACATCGGCCCGGCAGTAGATCCGGACAAGATACTGGGCCGGTATGACGACTGGCACGATGCATCGTCATGGCCGGTAGGGGACGCGGAAACACGCGCCCGCGGTTTAGCCGTCAAGCGGCAGGGGGATCCACTCACCAAGCCGGGGCTCATCGGGGCGTTCAATACCGCCTATTTCCCTATCGGTACCGCGATAGACGCATATCTGTCCGATGTCTATGAGGACACGGACAAGCCCGACCGCATGACGTACCGCGATGGCAGCACTACGGGCGGCCTCGTCATCTATGATGACCGGTTCGCCTACAGCCACCACGCTACAGACCCATCGGGGGGCATGCTGTGTAACGCATTCGACCTCGTCCGCATCCACCTGTTCGGCGATAAGGATGCTGACACACCGGACACTGTTCCGGTCAACAAGCGCCCGTCGTACACGGCGATGATGGAGCTGGCCGGGGAAGATGTCAAAGTACGGCACGCCCTCAGCCAGCACGACCTGGCAGAACTGCGGAGCCAGTTCGACGACGACTATCTGCAGTCGGGCGATGACGAATGGCTCGACAACCTCGAACGAGGGAAGGGCAAGAACGCCGCCATCAAGCCGACCGCAGGGAACTTCATCATTATCCTGCAGAACGATCCAAATTTAAAAGGAAAGTTCGGGCTGGATGAGTTCAGCCACCGCCTCATGCTGAGGGGCGACCTGCCATGGCACAAGCGGAAAGATGGCGCTACGTGGCAGGACGCCGACGACGCGGGACTGCGGAACTACTTATCTAAGTATTACAACCTCGTGGGCAAGGGCATCATCGACGACGCCCTGACCGAGGTCATGACAGAAAATAAGTTCCACCCCGTACGCGACTATCTCGAAAAACTTAAATGGGACGGCGTGAAGCGGGCCGAAAAGCTATATATCGAGTTCCTGGGGGCCGAGGACAGCAAGTACATACGAACTGTCACGACGATGCACCTTAAGGCCGCAGTGGCGCGTATACAGCGACCGGGGGCTAAATTCGATTCATGCATTGTACTGAGTGGCCCGCAAGGCATCGGCAAATCTACCGTATTAGCCAAACTGGGCGGGCCGTGGTTCAACGACTCCATCGTATCCCTGCAGGGCAAGGACCCCATGGAACAATTACAGGGGAGCTGGATTATAGAATTATCAGAAATGCAGGCGACGAACAAAGCCGAGAATGATATGATTAAGGGCTTCATCAGCCGGCAGGTTGACAAGTTCCGAGCCCCGTACGGTAGACGTACAGAGGAGTTCCCCAGACAGTGCGTATTTGCCGCTACGACGAACGATTTTATATTTTTGAAGGATCGTACCGGGGGGCGCCGGTTCTGGCCTGTAACCTGCAATGGGGATGGAAATAAGAGCCTTGACGACCTGACACCCGAATATGTTGGGCAGATATGGGCCGAAATATATGAAGAATACAGGAAAGATGAAAAGCTGTTACTGCCCGCCGATGTGGCCAAGACCGCGTCAAGCCTACAGGAACAATACACTGAAGGAAGCGAAAAAGCGGGGCTCATCATGGACTATCTGGACAAGCGCATTCCAGATAACTGGGCTGATATGCCACTGTTCGACCGTCGCGATTATCTTGATAACTACAAGGACGACGGAAGCGGCAATGTCCGTGACCGCGTCTGCGCAATGGAGATATGGTGCGAGGCCCTGGGATGTAACCGATCAGCTATGCAGAACATGAACGCAAGGGAAATAAATGCGATTATGCAGGGCATGGATGGGTGGGAGCCGTATAGCAGTAAAACTGGCAAATTAAGGTTCGGAAATCTATATGGTATACAGAGGGCGTACATTCGGAGCGCGGATTAGAGTTGCCGATAGGTCCCAAATGTTTCCGATGTTGCCGATGTTGCTGCTTTTTGTGGTCATATCACGAATTAGGCAAATTAGACGCGTTTTAGGGCTAAACGTTGCCGGGGTTGCCCATCATAAAAAAATAGGCAACCACTACAAGCCCGGTACTGGCCTAGTCTCATGGCCATACTGTTACTAATGTATCCAATTATTATATTAATGTTATTAAATTAGGTGAATTAGAGAGATTAGAGAGTTATGGGGAGTTGTCTAAAAGTGTCTAAAACGCCTAAATAGAAAATACTATAGGAGACCACTAACAATTGGCACATTTGGCAACACCAAAAACCGAGAGGAGTGTAAAAGTACATTCACAATGGACATGCGAGAAAAAGATATAGAAAGGCGGCTTGTCGCCGAAGTCAAAAAGATAGGCGGGTGGGCGCTTAAGTTCACCAGCCCCGGCCAGGCAGGAGTGCCAGACCGCATCGTACTGTTGCCCGGGCGCGTTTATTTCGTCGAGCTGAAAAGGCCCGGGCAAAAGCCCAGGCCATTACAGGAAGCTGTTTTCCGCCGGATGCGGCGACTGTACCAGAAAGTATTTACCGTCGCGTCGATAAGCGATCTGGATTATTTGATCGAATATTTCAAGAATGATCTGTACCGAAGGGAGTAAGCATAATGAAGTTTGAACCACATCCGTATCAGCGCGAGGCCATACGCCGCATCATCGATAACAAGAAATACGGGCTGTTCCTGGATATGGGGCTGGGCAAGACCATCATCACACTGACGGCCATCGAGTCGCTGATGTATGATTACTGCACGGTTAAAAAAGTGCTTATCATCGCCCCCAAAAAGGTAGCGGAATCGACATGGCAGGATGAAGGGCATAAGTGGGCGCATCTGCATAACCTGCGATTCTCTACTGTCATGGGTACTCTCTCGCAGCGTACGGCGGCGCTGCGAAAGGGTGCGGACTGCTACATCATCAACCGCGAGAATGTAGCGTGGCTGATGGAATACCGCAGTTACCGCCCCGAGTTCGATATGCTTGTCGTCGATGAATCAAGCAGCTTCAAGAATCCGGCAAGCAAACGGTTCCGGGCACTGCGAAAATCAATGGCGTTCTTCGAGCGGGTAGTGATACTGACGGGGACGCCGTCACCTAACACCCTGATGGACCTGTGGGCGCAGATTTATTTACTGGATGGCGGCGAACGCCTGGGGCGCACGATATCCGCATACCGGCAGAGCTACTTCAAGCCCGATAAGATGAATGGTTACGTCGTGTACTCATATAAGCTTAAGAATAACACGTCTGAGGATTCGATATATGCCCGTTTAAAGGACGTTTGCATGAGCCTTAAGGCATCTGACTATCTGACGATGCCGAAACGCTTAGACAACGTAATACACGTAAATTTGCCGGCCAAGGCAAAAGCGGAATACGACCGGATGCGGAAAGATATGGTACTCGAGTTTAAGGGCGAGGACATCACAGCAATGAATGCCGCCGCGCTGTCGAACAAGCTGCAACAGCTGGCGAACGGGTTCATCTATACCGAGATAGCGTCTATACCGGTACATACCGCAAAGATAGACAAGCTGAAAGAAATCGTCGAGGCTAACGAGGGCATGCCAATACTGGTATTCTATTCGTTCCGTCAGGATGCTGTGGCCTTGCATCGCGCATTCAGTTACGCCAAAGATTTAAAAGGGGCGGATACGATGCGGGCATGGAACGCCGGCAGGATACGGATGATGATAGCCCATCCGGCAAGCTGTGGCTATGGACTCAACCTGCAGGCAGGGGGCAGTATCATCGTGTGGTACGGGCTTACATGGAGCCTGGAGCTGTATCAGCAGGCTAACGCCCGTCTGTACAGACAGGGGCAGGATAAGCCGGTGATCATCCATCATCTGGTGGCATCCGGTACCGTCGACGAGTCGATAATGGATGCAATGAAAAGGAAGAAGCACGGGCAGGACGCCCTGCTTGACGCAATAAAAGCACATTTGAAGGAGGCAGTTTAGTATGGATTTGGTAAATATAATGCAGAATGAGGTTTTGAAAGGGTGGCAGAAAACGAAGCAGAAAGTGATATACGGATCATCCCAGAGGCCGTGGCGGTATGGCGTGCGAAATGATGCGCTATTCGCATGTAATCCGGATGGAACCACGGTGTATATACTGCGAGGGGCAGATAATCCGTTTAGCCTTTGCGGCCTTAATGGCGCGGGTATTGCGCTACGGGATGAATTCGTGGAGCATGTGATATGCCCGCCAAGGGATGATGTACATGAATTAAAACCTACGGGCACTATCCGGACATTCGGCAAATATATGGCGGATATGTTTACTACCAGTACGGGGCATCCGCTGGCTATACCGCATAAGCTACTGCACAGTATGGGCTACGGGCGCTGGGGCGGTAAGTACAAGTTGTTTACGCACAGCCTGGATAAGGCCGTAGCGGTATACATAGTCGATATGACGAATCCAGATGACGGGATTGTGATGGCAATGTTAAGCCCGTACAGGGACGCATTTGTCTTAGGAAATGGAGATAAAAAATAATGGAAAAATTAGACGCGATACGCGCAGCTTCAGACATCCAGAAATATTGCAGGATGCAGGAAGATTGTAAGGCATGTATGTTTTACGACGGCATAAATAACGAGCCCTGCCACATACTGGCTATCAAGGTACCACAAAAACCCCCGCTGTCAGATGTGATACATCATCCTGATCACTACACGTGGAAAGGTATGGAGTGTAAGGACATAATCAAAATCATGACAACAGGGCTGGAGGGATTCGAGGCATATTGCATGGGCAATATCATCAAGTACCTGTACAGGTACCCGAAAAAGGGAGCGCTGCTACAGGATATCCGGAAAGCCGAAGAGTATATAAGCATGCTTAAAAAAGATGTCGAAAAATGAGTTCTAAGAGCTTACGACTCGATTTACTATAAAGTGCTTGCGAACGACTTAAAAACTCGTTAGGGGCGAAAATAGGTGGTGTATAGGATGCGTTGGATTAGTAGTGACGTCGAAATCAGGCGGCCAGTGGCGGATGAATCATTCAGAAGAGCAATTAGGAGGGTAAAATGAAAAATAAACCCATAGGGTACAAAATAGAGCACGGATGTTATGATTGTGCATATGATTCCGACAAATCACATGATAGATTTTACTGCCTTATTTGCAAAGGCCAAAAATGTCAGTGTAAAGGATGCGATATTTCTCTGTCTACACCGACGCGATGGAAGCAAGGATATTTTGATACATCCATTTTTAAGAACTTCGAGGAATTAAATGCCGCGGTAGTAAAAAATGCTGTTCATGAATATCAGCATTATCGCAAGATATGGAGGAAAAAAAGATTGCCGGATGCTCACGATCATATGAAAAGCATTGAGGACTGGTTCCGGTCAGGTCAATGCTCAAGATTTACAACGCTAGACGGGAACATGATTATGGACAGGCTGAAAGAAGAAAACTAGTCATCACCTCATCAAAAAAAAACATGGGGTAGCAATTTACTACCCCATGTGAAATACTTTATTACCATTTATTATCGGGCTAGAGCAGGCGGAATTTCCAGGAGCAGGCAAGAACTGCTAGAGCAGGCAAGAATTGCTAGAGCAGGCAAGATTTCCAGGGGCAGGCAAGATTTCCAGGAGCAGGCGGAATTTCCAGGAGCAGGCGGAATTTTCCCGAAAACGGCCAAAAATCCTAAAAACAGCCATTTTTAGACAAATCATGAACGAAAATGATAATTATTAACAAAAAAGGAAGTGAACCGCATGCCGAAGGCATATCGGGACCCGACTGGCGACATAGCTACATCGCGGGCCCGCAAGGATGACATCATCCGGCGCAAGAAGTTCGTTGCCGCCGTGCAGTCGATAGCGTGGCTGCTGGGCTGGCACGTGCGCATCCTGTTCATTCAGCGAGGGGGTGATGAGCACGACAGCTAAAGAATATCTCCTGCAGATTCGATTCATGGGGCAGGAAATACGGGCAGTGGAGTATCAGATATTCCACCTGCAGCGAGAGCTGTTGACGCCCCCAGGGGGCGGGCACTTAACCGCCGCCATTTCGCCGGACGGCATACACGCCGGCAAGTCTTATGCGTGGAGCGAGGAAAACATAAATGAATACCTGCGGCTGATAGCGATGCAGGAAAAGCTCGTAGCCAGCCGCACCAGGACGCGCAAAAAAATAATAGGTGAGATAGAGAGTGTTGCGGATCCCCGCTATCGAGTGCTGCTATATGACAGATATGTAAATCTGTTAAGCTGGCGTCAGATAGCAAAGCATATGGGCTACAGTGAAGATCATGTACGCCATGATCTTCACAGCAACGCCTTGCAGGAGTTCGATAAAAAAAGAGGTCATTAGGACCTCTTTTTTTATTCTCTGTAGTACTTTAAGTTTTTACCCGTTTCCACGTTGCATGCCGCATCGCGGAATTTTTTGCAGTCTTCGGAGAAACGGTTTTCTCCGAATTCCATTTTTACGGCTTGCCGGAATATTTCCGGGTCGCCGAAAATGGAGTTTATATTTTGTTTGCAGGGGCAAACATAAACAGTTTGCCCTGATTTATAAAGTCCGTATGCCGTAAAACGGCTTATCTTTTTGTACATAATTTCCCTCATTTCCGCCCTCTTTGGGCAATAAAAATGCCGGCACTAAAGGCCGGCAGTATGGCTACCCGATTCGAGTAGCCACTGGAAACATGTAAGCTTCCAGCCACGGAGTACCGTCGTCATTGACGGTATCCTCTACTTCCTTCAGCGCCGATTTCTTAGACGGTGCTGAAATTTCCCACCAGCCGTCAGCACGGCCGGTGAAACTATTTACAAAATCAACTCTAAATCTTTTCATGATTTTCCTCATTTCTGCTGCCTTTTGGCAGCTAATTATTGAAAGGGGTCTATTGCCCCTTTCTTTATCTTAACTATATTATACTACGCATTGCGTAATAAGTCAATAGTTATTTTTGATTTTTTCTAGCTTTTCTAAAATTAAACGTTCAGCCCATTCCGTGGGCTTACGCTTTTCGGTTTCCCAATCTACAAGTGTGCGCAGGGGGATTTTAAATATCTCTGCCATCTGTCGTTGGGTAAGTCCGGCAGCGCGCCGGGCTTCTTTTATTTTGTTTTTTTTCTCCTTGTCTCTTAATTTATACATCATGCTATCACCTCATGTAAAATATACTACGCAATGCGTTTGTTGTCAAGCATAAAAAAAATAAGCCCCGAAGGGCTTATTTTATTCAGTCACCGCATCCCGTGCGGCACGGATAATATCCCCGTACCGCCTTTCGTATTCGTCTATATCATCTTGCGATGGGCTGATACCCCCTGCGGGGATATCTGCCCATTCATCAAATGTCGGAATCCCTTGCAGAATTCCATCTAATTCCATATTTTCCTTATCGGACAATCCGTTATCCCAAAATCTTCTCATGATTTTCTCCTTTTCTGCTGCCGTTTGGCAGCTCCCTTATTGAAAGGGTCTATTGCCCTTTCCTTATCTTAACTATATTATACTACGCATTGCGTCACTTGTCAATAGTTTATGTGCATAAAATATGCGATAAAATACTTGCCCCACAATCACCGCTGGGGGTGTGATATTATGTTATTGTGCTTTTGTGGCGCGTGGAGCGGCAGTACTCGCAGCCCACATCGCAGGGGCGCAATCGCGATTACATATATGGGGTGCCGCCGAAATGGCGGGGCGGAATAACAGGGGATCCGGGGGCGCAGGCTCTCGGATCTCTTTATGTTGTATTCGTTTTAATTGGTTTTCATTATCATTTAAAATGGAGATGGACTTGTATACCTATTTGGTACACTTTGGGTCCTTCGCATGGTTGAGCGATTCCACAGGGGTCGGGCGCCC